ATCACTCAATTCCAAGATCAGTTTGGCACCGACAACATTATTTTTTGCTTTGACCAAGGCGTACCTAAGCGCCGCACGCTCCTACCTTCCTACAAAGAAAAACGTCATGCTCCCGACGACAAAGAAAAACAAGATATTCGCCAACACCTCCACGAGCAAGTCAACCTCCTGCGCACTCAGTACCTTCCAAAGATTGGCTATCATAATATCTGCGGCTGCGAGGGGTACGAGGCGGACGACATTATTGCGAGCATTACACAGTCGCTCTCACGAGACGACGAAGCCATCATCATCAGCGCAGACGGAGACCTCTACCAGCTCCTTGACTCCAACGTAAGCCTCTACAATCCCACGAAGCACAAAATCACGACCTACGCCGGCTTTTGCAAGGATCGGGGCGTAAAACCAGAGCAATGGGCGCGTGTGCGGGCTCTAGCAGGTTGTCACACCGACGAAGTGCCGGGTATCAAAGGAGTGGGAGAAGAAACCGCGATAAAGTTTATCAACAACACGCTGCCCCCTCATTTCAAATCCTACAAAGCCATCTGCGGAAAAGAAGGGCGCGAAACAGCTCGTCGCAATAAATCCTTAGTCCAACTCCCTTACAAAGGGACTCCCACATTTGAATTCAAACAAGACAGCATCTCGCAAGAGGGCTGGCGTGAAGTTTGTGACACGCTAGGCATCGAAAGCTTGCGCGACAAAGATCCTATTTCTCACCGTGCCAAAAGAAAAACAGCAACATTTGGACTTTAAAGAGGATTCGTGGACGCTCAAAGACACGGACTCCTTATTGTGGTTGTTTTTGCGCGGGGCTTTAATTGACCAGATTGGCTACATGCTCGATAGGTCTCATGCAGGGATCAGAGATCAAATCCTGCGAGTGCTTTCGGGAGACGTTGAGTTCACAGACTACACCCTCAGTGGAATTTATGGATTCGACAAGCAGAGGAACTGGACCAAAAGAGAAGACGATATTTTGAGGCGCATGGTAGCACTAAAACGTGATGCTGTTGCTTGCTCAAAGATTTTGCTTCGTAATCCACAGAGCATTCGCACGCATTGGAAGGAAATAAAATGAGTGGACGCACCAAAGGACAAGATTTTGAAAGGGAGATTTGCCGTCAACTGTCCATGTGGTGGTCGCGTGGTACTGAAAGCAATGTGTTTTGGCGCAGCGCAGCAAGCGGAGGGCGTGCCACAAACAACAGCGCACGAGGAAAGGGCACTTACGGATCCTACGGAGACATTGCTGCGGTGCATCCCAGCGGACGCGGACTGCTTGACAAAGTTACATTGGAATTGAAGTGCGGATACAAAAACGATTCTTCCACAGTTACTCATTTGCTCGACAAGCCACAGGGTGCGGTGCAGCAAATGTTTGAAGCGTTCCTTGAGCAAGCGCACGAAGCCGCACACGAAGCGAATACGGAATGGATGCTTATTACGAAACGCGACAAGCGCCAGCCTTTTGTTTTTATGTCGTGCGGCTTGTTCTCACTGCTCAAGGAGTCAGGCAGCAAACTTTATGCCACCACTCCTCTCATGCGGATGAAGGTTGCGGTGAGGTTCAAAGGCAAGGGAATGATTGCAGGAGTTGTACCGCTAGACATCTGGGGGACTACGCTCGCAAACTTCTTTGAGGTGGTAAATCCTGAGCACTTTTCCTGACAAGCGACTTGGAGATTTTGTAAGTCGTTGGCAGTCACGGCAACTAAAAATGTTAGAAGGTGGAAGATTTTGCTTGCGGTTTTGGATTACAAACTTATGCTTTTGTAATCAGTTAAGTTAAAAACAAAATCCAAAATGAAAATCGACAACTATTCAATCAACGGCAACTGGCACAACAAAGAAACAGGACTAGTCACAGCTTCCATTTGGGAGCGCACCGCGGTCCTTTTAGGATTAGGAAAATCAGGAGTTAAAAGCGTGTGCTGGACCGCAGGAGGGCAACTCCATGCGGTGCATATCACTTCGCGTTCCGTCCACCATATGTGGGGATCAAAATACGGCGTAGGTAGAATTCCTAATCGGGAGCGTTTTCCAATTTCTCATCTCGCTCCTTTTGTTTCGTAAACGAACAACCACAACAGAAAATCCAAATAACATGCCCTCCGATAAAAAGTTCCTACTCTACGTTGTCAAAGACGCCGAGCGCGACCTCTACTTCAAAGAAGTCACTTTCGTTATAGATGTCGTCCACACTCGCAAAGTTCCACAAATCCAATGGACGAGCATCGACCAAGCTGCTCGTTTCCAAGTTCGCGCAGGCCTCGATAAATATGTCCAAGAAATGACAGGCCTGCTTCCCAATCAGTACACGATCGAAACCCTCGTCTGCAAACACATCAAAGGAAAGCTCACGTCATGAGCACCATCCACAATCCCGTCAACTTTGATCCGACGCAGTATGTCATTGTTGACTACTTTGACAATAAGCCGCCCGAGTATGTCTTGGGAATGGACTTGGAAGTTTGGCAACGGTGGAGGGAAGCGCATCGCAGGGAAATGGAAGCCTTGTTCCTTTCCAAAAACTGCTCTGCGCATCGTTGCACGCATTGCGGAAATGGAACCGTTCGCTACGTTGTCGCAGCGGATCACATCCCTACCGGCCAGCGCGTCTGCTTCGGCGATATCTGCGTCCATCGTCTGTCAATTCCCAACGCGAGCGAATTCAGGATGAAGTGCATCCGCAGCAAAGCGAGCACAGAGGCAAAGCGTGTCGCGCTATTCAAGAAGCGTCTTGCGTTCCTCGAAGCGCATCCTGACATCCAGCAAGCGGTGAATGACATTTCCAAGCCTGAGCACGCCAAGAACGGTTTCGCGCAAGACGTGCTCAGCAAGTTGGAAACCTACGGCGAGCTGAGCGAGCGTCAAATCTCTTGCGTACTCACGAGCATGGAACGGGATCGTAAGTGGGCCGCAGAGCGTGCGCAGCGCGTTGCGAACCCGGCTGCAATCGCTCCTAGCGGCCGTGTCACCGTAACAGGGACCATCGTCAAATTCAAAACCCAACACAGCGAGTTCTACGGCGACACTTTCAAGATGATTGTCGAACTTGAATCCGGTGCGAAAGTGTATTGCACGATACCGTCTGAGCATGTTCAGGATCGGCGCATCGGCGATAAAATTACCTTTGCTGTTACACTTGAGCCCTCCAAAGACGATCCCTCGTTCGCCTTCGGAAAGCGCCCAGTCATCAAATCAGTTTCAGCTGTTAAGCAACTCCAGGTCAGTTAAAATCCAAACAAAATGACACCACTAAAGAAACAAGTCCATCGCCTCGCCCTTACTCCGCTGTCACGGTTCTACGGACCCGACAGCGGCAAGCGCCTCGCTGTTACGCTCATTCCCGGCAATGGAAGTGATATCCAAGACATCATTAGCATTCGTCCTGCTCGTGCTCGCGGTCACCGCGCTGAGCAAATGACTGTCATTGACGTCTACACCTACGCTATGAAATGCCGTCTCAACAAAGCAGACAGAGAAAAGATGGCAGAGCGCAAAGCCGCCAAAGACAAGTACGCACGCGAGCAAAAGCTGGCGCGTGACATCCGCAAAGTCAACCGCTAACGATAATAACACCAACAATCAAATCCAAATGAAACAAGAACCAAAACCTGGACGCACGGCAGCAGTTTCCAAGATGCTCAAGTCCACCAAACCACTCATTGACTTCGGAGACGATGACGATGATTTCTTTGCAGACGCCAAGCCCAAGGAAAAGAAAGCTGTTATGGAAGCTTCACTAGATGGCCATACGGATGCAGCTATCTTGCGCAATATCAAAGCCAAATCCGCTGTGCCCTCGCGCATCTTTCCCGAGTGTTCTGTCCCCGACGGGCACTTTGCCATCTCAACCTCCTACGGTGAGTCGCGCATTCTGATCCTCGATAAGATGGGGAAAGACTGGGATGACTTGCTCTGCTACAATTACTCCATGCATATCACGCAGAGCGTGGCCCGTCGCGACCTCATGCCGAAAGAGCGTGTTGACGAGGCCATCGCCTTCATCCAGAAACTAAAGTAATCGACAACCACAAAAATCCAAAGTCATGAAATTAACAGCATCAGCACAATTCCTCGAAACCGCGTTTGGCTCACTTGAAGCCGCTAAGAAACTATTTGAGGATCTCAGATGGAAGACAGGCGGACAACGTGTCGCCTTTAACGCTGAGGATCTCAGCGAAGAGAACACGGCAAAAATACTTCAACACGCGGCTAATGCGAACCATGCGTTGCACGCGAAGCTGTCAAGTTATTTAATCCTTAAGCGCAACCCCGAAGGAGAATCTGTCAAGACGCTAGCTGCACTCGAAGTCGCTATCACTGAGTATATCCGCAAGGCTGAGCATCGCTTTGTCTTCACGCACAATGACGATGGTGTGCTCGTGCCTTACTTGCTCGTACATTGTGAGTATCATGCAGCGTATTACAGAGACGGGTATCGCCATCCTGCATTTGTCTATCTAAAGATGGAAGCTATTTTTGACGGTGAAGCACAAGAAAAAAGTGTAAGGTTTGGCGAAGACACGGTGCTGGGACGGCGCAAGGTCTCGGAAGTAATGGAAGACGAAGAACTGTACCGCGAGACGCCTGAAAGCTTCGCTTTGTGGGAGCAGCATCTATCTCGATATAAAGAGCTCCTTACAATGACAGGCACTCAGTTTCTTGCCTCTGGTTACGGATTTGCTGAAAGAGAAAGCAGCAACTGGTGGCGCAGCTCAAACGAAAAAACGATCTCCTTGACTCGTGATGGTGTTCCTACTCGTGTCGTTATTGACAATGATGGTGATCCTGATGACGAGAAGGAACGGGATGACGACGACAAACACGAGCGCACGCAGCGTTACTGTGCTTGGTGGAAGAACAATAAGAACGATAAAGACGACGAGCCTGAAGATTCGGAGGCAACAGATTTGATAAAGAAATACACGTTTATCAAACCAATCCATCCTTATATCCAAATCTTCTCGCTTGACTCTCACGAATTCATCACTGCGCACGTCACAGCACTCAAGCCCTATGTCTACAAGACGAATCTAGAGAGCAAGTTGATCCTTCCTGCCGCAGTTAAGGAGCTTGTCACCGTCCTGATCGAGGGAGCTGCGCATCACATGGAAGACATTGTGACAGGAAAAGTAGGTGGCGTGATTGTGATTGCTACAGGCTTGCCTGGCACTGGCAAAACGCTCACCGCAGAGGTGTACAGCGAGCAAATCAAACGCCCGCTGTACGTTATCCAATGCGCCCAGCTTGGTACGGAAGAAGAAAAGTTGGAGGAGCAGTTAGGTGTCGTGCTCAAACGAGCCACCCGCTGGAACGCCATCCTTCTTATTGACGAGGCTGACGTCTATGTGAGAGCGCGTGAAAACGATCTCCAGCAGAACGCCATTGTCGGAGTGTTCCTGCGTATGCTCGAACGCTTCCAAGGTGTGTTGTTCATGACAAGCAACCGCCCTGACGCTATTGACGACGCCATCATGTCTCGTGCTATTGCTCACATCAAATATGATTTGCCTGATGCGAACAGCCTCAAGCAAATCTGGCGTGTGCTGTCTGACAACTACGACGTGGATCTCACTGACAAAGAAATCGAAACTCTAATCAAAGAGTTTCCTTGCATTTCAGGTCGCAATGTCAAAACACTCCTCAAACTCGCCACAGCGGTTTCTATCAGCAACTTCCATCAAGAGAAAAAGGGAATCGAGCTAATCCGCCGCGTGGCTCCCTTTGTTACCTTCCCGACAGTTAAGAACGTCACTCCAACCAAACAATAAAATCCAATGAATAAACGCCAAGAAAACAAAGCCCGCAATCGTGCAGCTCGTGCCGAAGCAGCCGCAAAGCTAGCTCCTGCTGCTGCAAAGCCCGCACAAACCAACGTCGCAACGCTGCCGCACACGCTAGCGATGCGTAATGCGCCTACAATTGCAGCTGAAGGCAAATCCAGGGTTGTTGGCTTTGACAAAGCACACACGGGATCGGATCATTGTGTTGAATCCACCTTTGAGGTTCGGGGTAAGCATCTGACTTTGATCTCACACAAAGTCACACAGCGCACAAAAGCGCCTGCAATCTTCTTTCCCGCAGGACCAGGTGGACCAGCATACGACAGGAATAGTCGTCACTGCCCTCCTGCTCCGTGGCCTTCCACTCAAAATGATTTCGATCAATTGCGAGTAGGTCGCGTGACAGCGTGCATTGACAACCGCGAATACTTTTGTACCTAGCCCTTCGGGTAAGTACAATCAGAGCGCCAAAGGTTATTGGATTATCCTGCGGCGCTCTTTTTATGAACACAGCGATAATATAATGACAATGAAAAAACAACCTCTGCCTTCCACCGCAGCACTTGGCCGCAAGGTGACTCGCTTCACTCAATTTGACACGTTCAAAACACCCAAGGGCGTGCATCGTGTCACGTGCATTAGCGACGAAGTCACGGCGAACTGTCCCGTCACTAATCAACCGGATTGGTACAAAGTGGAAATCGAATACCAGCCTTCCGAGCTGTGCGTGGAAAGCAAGAGTCTCAAACTCTATCTCCAGCACTTCCGCAACCAGGGTCACTTCTGTGAGAAGTTTGCCTCTATTATTGCACACGACATTCAGAAAGCCCTCGTCGCTCACCGTGTCCATGTGCAGATCACACAGAAAGCTCGAGGTGGGGTGTCAATCGTTGCTTGCGCCTCTGCGGACACTTCCAAGAGTGGATTTTAACAGCGAAGGAGAAAGTGCTGCTCAACCTCTCCAACTCAAATATACATCAAATGAAAAAAGTCATCGTCCTCTGCTCAGGCGGAATGGATTCAGTCACAGCACTACACCATATCGCAGCTCACAACGACTATCAGGTGGTGGGTGTTGCTAGCTTTGATTACAACAGCAAGCACAACCCGAAAGAGCTTCCTTTTGCAGCATTGCACGCGGACAAGCTCAAGCTGCCGCATTACACGCTCCCGCTGGGCTTCATCGGCCACTACTTCAAGAGTCACTTGCTCATGTCAGGCGGCACGATCCCTCCTGGCCACTATGAGGCGGATGTGATGAAGCAGACGGTGGTGCCGTTTCGTAATGGCATCATGCTGTCGATCGCAGCAGGCCTTGCCGAGAGCCTCGAGGCGGATGGTGTTGTCATTGCAGCTCACGCCGGCGACCACGCGATCTATCCTGATTGCCGTGAGGATTTCATGATCAACATGGCAGGCGCCATCCACAAAGGCACTTATCGCCAGATCGAACTTATTCGTCCGTTCATTCACATGAGCAAGGCCGATATTGTCAAGCGAGCTGCGGAGCTTAGTGTTGACTTGCGCGAGTCTTGGAGTTGTTATGTTGGGGGTCCTCTGCATTGTGGGCGCTGTGGTACCTGCATCGAGCGCAGAGAGGCATTCTACCTCGCAGGCATCCCTGACCCCACTGAGTACGCCGCAGACGCTCCCTCGCTGGAGCTCCTCGTTAAGAATAACTTCAAACTCACCTACGAAAACCAAACTTGAATTTCCTGCGCGTCGATTCGCAGGAATTGTTAGTTGAAGCTGGACCACCTGAGCATGTGGTGAAACTGCTCACTATAATTTATGAAAGCGCCGTGGGGATCCAAAACAAAGGATATCAAAGCCTATTGGAAACGATACGGAGCCGAATGGCGCAAACGAAATCCCAATTACATGCGTGACTACGCTCGCAACTACAAATTACTTTATGGAACCAAATCAAATAACACACCCAGAGCTTGTCAAAGCTCTTGCTAAATCAGGACAGTCAATCATTATGGGTTTAACCCCCGAGAACGCACACCGGCTTCATATGGCTTTGGGTATTTGTGGGGAGGCAGGGGAGTTGCTTGACGCAATAAAGAAAGCAGCGATATACCAAAAAGGCATCGACATCGAGAATGTCATTGAGGAGCTCGGAGACTTGGAGTTCTACATGGAGGGACTTCGCGCCTCGCTTGGCGTTAAGCGCGAAGTGACAATAGAAGGAAACATCGCCAAGCTCTCCAAACGATACGCTTCACTAACCTACACGGATAAAGCTGCGCAAGAGCGAGCTGACAAAGCGTAATGGAACCCACTGCTGCACAAATAACCGAGGCACTTAAAATCATCAACCAGGTGGGCGTTCCAACTGAAAAGGTTATTCGTGATGTGGCGATGGTTATGGCTGAGCGAGATCAGCTTGCCATCCAATTAGACAATCTGGAGGAGGAAATAAAGAACTCTTAACATGAAAAAACAATTCGACGAAATCCAAAAAGCCGCGCACTACAACCAACATCCAAGTGGCGTGGAGTGCATCACTGTCGTGCGCCATCATAGCTTCAACATTGGCAACGTCATTAAGTATTTGTGGCGAGCAGGACTCAAAGACGCTTCGCTCAAGGATCTCAAGAAGGCTCGCTACTACTTGGACGACGAAATCAAGATGATAGAGGAAGCGCAGCAAATAGGATATGAGAACATTCTCAAAGAGGTGTGTGCAAAGGCTGTGGCTAAAAAGAAACCTTTGTTTGTAATCAATAAGAAAGCTTTTCTGCGCAAATGATCCAAGCTCTCACACCATTAGAGCGTGCGCGACTCAGAATGCGAGGATTGATCCTTGTGGAGCCTCCTCCTGTCCCTCAACAGCGAGTAACCTTAGACGGACATCCTGAATGTCCTCGCTGCCTCAAAGCTCGCAAGCGGTATCCCGACGGAACTTATGCGAGCCTTTGTGATTATCATCTCACCCAAGCCCGAAACCATCAACGCAGGCGCATGAAAGCAATCAAACAGAATATCCTCAAGGATTAGCATTGTATTTCCACATCCTGTCGTTGTATAAGCGCAGTGAACTACCATGATTTGTCTGTACTGTGATGATCTGAAAAAGATCAGGCCTTTTGAATGCTGTTCTTCGTGCCACACTGAAGAGGAAGAAGGATATGGTAGTTTGTGCGGTCCTTATCATCCCGATGGTAGATTTAATGAGGTCAGCCTTTTTGTTTGCTGCTCAGCGCCCACAGAGAATATCACAGAGCAAGAGTGGAGCAAAATGATTGAAAGCACTAAATCCCATGGCTAAAGGAACTCCCACGAAATATAACGACAGAGTGCCCGTAGATGCATACATCTTAGCCAAGACAGGGCTCAGTAACATGGAGCTAGCGCGTGCTCTAAATATCCATATTACTAACTTCAACGGATGGGTGCAAAAGCATGAGGCCCTCAGATATGCGATAGACTTAGCAAGGAAAGACACTGAGAAAACAGAGAAGTACGCAGATTATGTGTATAACCATCTATCTGAGGATATGCGCAAGCTGTGGGACGAGATAGAATGGAATGCCGATCAAAAGAATGGACATGAGCTTACCCAGACACTATTAGGCAGATATCCTACACGAGTACGACAGCAACTATGGCTCCATGCCATGATAGCGACAAACTTCAATGCGAGTGAGGCGTGCCGCATTGTCAATGTACCATTAGGCATCTTGCAGGGATGGGGAGAACGGGATCCTAAGTTCCAACAGCTGATAAGAGAGATGGAGTGGCACAAAGGGAATTTCTTTGAGAAAGGACTGTTGAAGCTTGCGGAGGAAGGCCATCCACTTGCGGTAATCTTTGCCAACCGAACTTATAACGCGAAACGTGGATATTCTGACAAGCTGACAATCGAGCACACAGGGACCATAAATCACAACGTGCTTCCGCTCCATAAATTGAAGTTGTCCGTAGAGTGCCTTCTCGAAATAGAGACAGCAATGAAGGAGCTCCAACAAGCGGAGGAAGCGCAGAAGCAGCTGACTAATGGATCAAGCGATAATGTAATGAAGCAGGCTATTCCAATATGAAAGACTTTTGCACAGCCCACCCTATTTGCACCTGTGTTATTGTTTTTATGGTGCTGTGTATCATTGATAATATGTGGGGTAATTTTTGCAGGATGATGTCCAATAGGAAAGACAAGGAAGAGAAATGAAAGAGTCCATCCACGACTTTATCCATTTCCTGCTTGTGCTTATTTTGTCGTGGAGCAAGCGCCAACAGTTAAGTGATTATGCGGCGGAGCATTCGCATCGTTACAGAAACTACCGCTCTAAGCGAAGGAACGAACGCAAGGTAAACATCAAACTGAAATGACTACCGACAACCCCCCCGCCAGCGTGCCGACGCCGAGAACGCCCATTACGGATGATGCATTCGAGTCGTATGAATTACGAGAGTGTGGTTTAAAGTATGTTAAAGATCGGATGCGAGATTTAGAGAGGTCGAGCAACCACCTACGATCCAAGCTCGAGCGCGAGAACGCCGCGATGGTGGCGGCTTTCGACAATTTATCCGCAGCTTCCGAACAGCGCGCTAGAGTGTCCGCTGATATGGTTCAGCGCGGAGTAGATAGAGAGGCTGCCCTGAGCAGCGCGAACGCTGAGCTGGCTCGATTGCTGAACGAGGCTGCCTTTTTTGCGCATTACTACAGCGACCGACACCCGTTATGGTCGAATTCTGATGGAGAAATAAAAGACCCGCACGGAGCGCACGCGCTTGTGCAGTCCATCGCAGCGCACGCCGCCACACAGAAAGCGGGTGGAGCGTGAGCACGCCTAAGCACTTAGTTCGTTTCATCCTACGTTGCCAAACAGTTAACGGCACAATTCATCTGCTTCCAAAATATCAACAGAGAGAACTTTTCCAGATTGCCGCAAAGGTTTACAAATACGCGAGGACACGCAAATGAGCGACCCAACCCCCATCCAACCCGCAGGCCAGCCCGCACCAAATTTATGAACCTAACACCAAACGAAACAGTAATCTGGAATGCCCTTAACAAGGCATCCAATCCACTTACGAGCACCGCGGAGCTTTGGGTTCTAATGGAGCACCCTTTGCTTGTGGTGCGCTTTGCAGCGGCCATCAATCCCAACAGTCCTAACATCAAACTTGGAATGATGTCACGCTTGGATAGCGATGCGCGGTTACAAGCGGTAGCGGCTTTGACGTTGCTTGATCGTCCACAAGAAGGACCCGCGAATATAAATAAACCAAGGGAACTGGATCCTCGTGATTCATTCCCTGCTCAACACACCGACTAATATGGATTCACCTTTCACCGCAGAAGAGCAGGCTGCAAAGATGGTGCTCGATTTGAAAGTTCATTGCCAAAAACACAGACTCCCTATCCTTTGTTTGGTAGGGTTAGTGCAGTCAAACAGCATTGTGCGTGCATGGGATAATGGGAAAGAAGGGATGACACGCGAAATCTTCATCCAGCAATGCCACGAACTTCTTAATCCTACTGCCAATTAACATGCCTGACGACGTTATAGACATTACTCCTCCTGCTTCGTTTAATCCAGAAGCGGAGCATAACAAACGCATGGCAAGCGGAGACAGGGAGTATATTGAAAACTACTTCAAGAACTCTGCCAAGAAAGGCCACGTGTTTAGCGTGACGCTGGTCTGTGACGACCCTTTTCTTAGTCAGCAGCTATGGCAGTCCGTGCAACCTGATTCAAAGATTCTCGTTGCAGGCTGCAAAGTAGCGACTATATTTGGCGGAGACTTAGGCGCAGCTCACGTCGTAATCAAACAACAACTCCAACAACTGCTCAAAATGATGGGCGGATAATAAAATATGCCAACTTCCACACCACAGGACTTTATTGACAACATCGGCAAGCGAGTTCTGCTCAGCGGCACCGCTTCCAACTCAGCTTCCACAGAAGCTATTATTGTGGAGGTCTCAAACACCGGCCAAGTCAAATGGACAGAGCTAACGCATGATGGACGGCCTGCCTCGACTCGTTGGACTCACTTTGGCAGTATTGCTATTGTGGACGTTCTGCCCGCTAAAGGACCCATACAACTAGCGCAAGATGCCGCGCAGCAGGCGCAAGAGGAGGCGGGGAAGCACTTAGACGCGAAAGTAGCGGCTGAAAAAGCTCACGAGGCTTTAAAGGCAACACACGCAAACGAACTCTTGTTGCTCAAAGCAGCGCACCAAACTGAAGTTGATGTCTTAAACAGCAAGATGCCCATTGCTTCCAAAGTAGGTTTGCCTGATCCCTCCCTGCCTACTCGTGCATCACATCCAGACCGTGTTCACGTTCCTGCTGTCACAACTCCGCCAACGCTAGAACATACATGATTCGTTTGTTTATACTCATCTGCGATGTTCTTTTAGTAGTGTGTGGATTACTACTATTGGCGCTTATAGGTTTGTTAATAATGAAACTCAAATGAATAAAACCAATTGGAAGGAAATGGTAGGTGGACGTGTACTGATTAAAGCCACCGACGTTTGCCAAGAGGGGACAAGCGAGGTGATTGTAATCGAGGTATCTCCCAAAGGCACCAGTGTTAAGTTTTCCACAGTGGAGCCCATGCCGCAAATATGGTGGGTGAATGCGGAAGACTTCCACGTCACTGAAATCCTTCCCGCTCGCGCTGCGCTATGTGTAATGATGGAGTGCTGGCAGATGGTGGAGGCAATGAGAGCGGATGAAGGCAACATGGTAACGCTGGTGTGTGACAATCCCGATCCGCACATGGGTGGAGTGGAATCCAAAGTAATCGTTTCCAATGAATACACAGGATGGGAAGACAAAGAGTACACAGGCCTTAGCGTCCACCATGCTCTAACCAACGCGATCAAGGACTTCAACAAATGCCGTCAGGAACGGAAGCAGCGATAATATCTTGTTAGGCTCCGTATCAGTAACTTGGCAGGGTTAGGGACTCAGACGTCGTCTCAGAAACTCACCAAGTGAAAACGGGGATAGAATATAGTGGAAGAGACTGATTACAACACATGAGAGTAGCTAAAGGGTAGTGTGTTCAGGTCCCCTGGCACGTTTTTAGTAAGTAACCACAACCAACAACAAAACATATGAACATCGTAGAAATCATCTTGCTCGTGCTCCTCGTCATTGTGGCGCTCGTGGCAATTCAAGCACATCGGGATCACAAGTCACTAAAAGCAGAATTCACCACCTACAAAAATAACACCTTCCAATGGTTTGACGGAGTTGGTAAAGGACTCACCCAATTGGAGAAGGATGTTGCTGTCCATATCGCTGTAGAGCAAGCCACAGTTAGCAAAGATGTGAGCGTAGTCAAAACTACGGCAGCAGAAGTGGCAAAGGATGTGGAGACGGGATCAAGTAATTTGACTGACAAAGTTTAAGCTTATTTTGATGCATCGCTTAGCGCCTCACTGCGATAATGTAGTGAGGCGTTTTTATTGAACATACCATGAGCCGTAAATTAACCAACTGGAATCCCAACCATCCGCACATGCAAATGAAGCGGTACTTGGAAACGGCAAAGAAGTTCTATCGCCAGCAAAGCAATGAGACAATAGACCAGATGGTGCGGGGAGCTTTGAAGTTGGAAGCGAATGCTGGGATTAAATGTGCTGTGGTCAATGGAGAAGAGGTGGCTTTACTACATCGACACCAACGTTTAGAATTCCTTCTCGCCTGTGCGCAATCGAAGTTCTTTTTCGACTTTGCAGAGCAAAATGGATTTCCCTTTGAGGATGTGTACGACAAGGAGAAGATGGCAGCGCATCGGCGGGCCTACCAAGAGAAGCAAAAAGCCAAGGCGGTGGAAGTTGTGACAGACACAGTGATCAGAGAGGGAGTGGATGTAGAACCTCCCAGTAAAGCGGATCAGGAAGCACAGTTAAGAGCGCAAATCGATGCTGAGAAGTGTGAAGCAGAAAGGGCAGCGTTGTGATCATTCCATCCAACGACGTCTGTGCCGCTGTCATTGATCAAATGCTTACTGAGGGCTTTGACATGACGGAGTGGGAGGAGTCTTTCTGTGAATCCAATTCCACGCGCAAGGAGTTCACTGATAGACAAAAGGAAATAATTACCAAGTTCATGGACAAATACGAATTTAGGAACTTACCACGATGAAAACCACACCAGAAACAGTTGGCGAGCAGCAGGACAGGATTTCTCATTTAGTTAAGGAATTCCTAACCACTAGAACTAAGTTGCCTTTGCCTGAACAGGCTTCATTCCTAATGGAATTTGAACACTGGGCACGACTTCGGCTATGTGTTACAACCTTATGAAGATGGCACTGACAAGTGGGGAGGTGATTGAATTTGCGGTTGGTGCGGCCCTTGTGGGATACGACGTGGCTGCTGTTACTATTACTGCGCAAGATTTAGCATCCGCTGGAAGTGTGGAAGAACTCTTGCGCTATCTGGATCATAATTGTCTGATACGACTTTCTCACGCTGCGAAAATAATCAAACACCAATGATGAGTGATATTGAAATATACCGCATTGTGATGATGGTTGTGCTTGTCTTTGTAGCGATACTATCTTTCCTACTGAATCCGCGTGACAGATAGTCCCAATATAACGCCAGACAGCCTCCAAGCGGAAATATGCCGCAGAAGCTTCTACGAATTTGAGAAACGCTTTTGGCATGTGGTGATTGAAACAGAGCCAGTTTGGAATTGGCACATAAGGACCCTGTGTGAAGAACTTCAAATTGTAGCTGAGCGCGTGTTCAAAGGTGAGGAAAAAGAATACGATCTCCTTATTAACGTCCCACCCGGCTCCACGAAGTCCACGACAGCCTCAATCATGTTTCCTGCGTGGTGCTGGTGCCGCATGTCAAGCATTCGCACGATTAGCGGTAGCTACACGCACGAGTTAGCCTTGTCGCTTGGGCGCAAGAGCCGCCTAGTAATTAAAAGCGAGCTATACCAGAGATTATTTGGAGCAGGTGTTCCAGGTCCAGGAAAAGGTCACAAAGACCAACGCGTCATATTGCGAGACGATCAAGACACCAAAACTTTTTATGAAACCATCCAAGGAGGTGATAGGCATTGTGTGGGCAGTGAGGGAGACATTGGGGGATTCCACGGACACTTTATTATTGTGGATGATCCAATCAATCCCAATGAGGTACATTCCCCTGCTGCGCTGCGCAAAGTAAATAGGTGGATGAATGAGAGTTTGTTCTCGCGCAAGGTCGATAAGAAGGTGTCTGTCATCATCCTTATCATGCAGCGTTTGCACGAGGAGGATCCGGCAGGCGCAATGATGGAAATGTCGCGCCTGCATCCTGATCAAATCAAACTGCGCCATATCTGTTTGCCTGCGGAAGAGAGCGACCGTGTCAAGCCTAAGCGCCTGCGTCTCAAATATACCAAAGACAAAGACGGACACAGCTTGCTAGATCCCGTGCGCATCAATTACTCCGTATTGCAGGAATGGAGAATTAAGCTAGGGCCCTTTGGGTACAGCGGACAAATTGAGCAGTGGCCTGTGCCGCCTGAAGGGGGTATGTTCAAAGTGGATCGCATTCAAATAGGAGCGCCTCCTCCTGTACTAAAATTCCATCGCATTTGTCGTTATTGGGATAAAGCAGGCTCCGAGATGGGGCAGGGAGCAGAAACAGCAGGCGTTAAGATGGGTGAATATATGGAGTGGGCGGGCGGTAAAGTAAGTGTCCGTTTGTTCTGGATCCTTGACGCTATCCATGGAAGGTGGGACAGTGGAGAACGCGAACGCATTATCAGACAAACTGCGGAAGCGGATGGGAAGAATGTCATTATTTGTGTTGAGCAGGAGCCAGGTAGCGGCGGTAAGGAGAGTGCGCAAGGCACCGTGCGCAACCTAGCAGGCTACACAATCGGCAAAGACAAGGTGACAGGCGACAAGATTCTGCGAGCGGACCCTTTCAGCGTACAAGTGAATGAAGGCAACGTACGCGCCTTGCAGGGCGCTTTATGGTGGCCTTATCTGCGCGATCAGCTTTCACTATTTCCCATGGCGAAGCTGAAAGACGGAGTGGATGCGGCAAGTGGAGCTTTTGCCGTGCTTACCAACAAGGTGCGCGTAGGTGCTCTGTTTGGGAAGCGATAATATAGCATGGACGAGTATAAAGAACGCAACGCCAAAATCACAGGGACCATGCTCGGAACTGAAGATCATGGAATCCTGTCTTGTTTTGTCTATTTAGAATGGAAGGGAGCAGGTCAAGGATTTGGAGGCTATTGTTTAGACACTCCCATAAAAGACGGCAAAGGGAAATTTAAATGCCGTCAGGGCACCGCGTATGGTATGGAGTTTATTTCTCGAATCTTAAGAACAGTGGGAGTGGATAAGTGGGAAGACCTAAAAGGCAAACATTGCCGCATTCGTAGCAATTACAGCAAGATCAAAGCTATTGGACATATTATAGATGATGTTTGGTTTGAACCAGAAGTTGATTTGTTGTATTTGGTAGAAGAGGAGATCGAATGAAGCTCCAAATCTGCACAGCAAAGAGCCAACACAAGAACGGCGGAGTCTTTTCCACTGTTGAATTGGCGTTTGACAATGCCTGGGATGTTGCTTCGACGAAAAGGAAACTGGAGCAACTACTTGAGGCGCTAACTGAAACCCATATAATGGTGATGAGCAATCCCGGTCGCAAAGTCTGCATCCCTTTCCCTGTAGATGGTGTGGAGATAGTAGATGCGGGAATGGCAGGCGCAGTTCCGTCTGCTGCCTCAGCTCCAACTTTACTGACATGAAATCACCCTCTATACACGTTGAGCATTTGGAGCGTGTCATTGTCAAATGCCTTCCTTATCCCTCTCCAAGCAGGCACACGAGCTAATTGCAAAATACCTCAATAAGAAATACCACATACTTGATTCCTACCAGTTGGATAAAACAACGTACATTTTGCGATTCGAGAAAGTGATTAAGTGAACACAGTTGTCATCATTCCCGTAGGACAAAGTCCCGAGACATTCAAAAGCACGCTGCTGGTGTGTTTGCGCTGTCACGATTGCCAAACACCACATCCCTTGCATGGTAAAGATGTCGACACTTGGGTGGACGCAGAATCCCAAGTCCGATTCACTTGTCGTTACTGTGGTGCAGTAAATTGGTATGTGGGGGACAAGCTGCATACCTGCTACAAATGGAAGTCTATCGTTGCAATGGATCGTATGACCAGCCCTCCACGTGAAAGATTATTATGAAATACGTTATTTACGAAATAGAAAAGCTTGCAGGTATGCCTCAAGCCATAATCTTCACCCCTGCGATTGAGCACAAGGACATTTTAAAGATGCTTCCTTCCTCTGCAAAAGTCGTGTCAGCCGGATTGATTCAAATCAAAGACAAGGAGATGTTAGTGGTGCTAGGGTCCTACTCGCTGAATCTTCCTTACGACAGCGAACGCCAATCGAAGGATGAAATGATGCTCAAGTTCTGCCTTGCTCAGACGCTGCTTTGAAGCTTGCAAAGATCCACGTAGATGGTAAACTGTGAGCATGAGCTACTCCAATTCCAACTATGTACTCCGCACTTTTACCCGTGCCGTGATTTACTTCTTCACGTTCCGTTTTCTTACTGCGCTGTTTCCCCGCAAGCCTGTTCGCCAACACATTTCAGTTTATCGAGGACACGGAATCATTGACGAGATCTCTGAAGCGGGAGCAATTAAGCAAGGAAGAATTGAGCCGCGTTCTTTCTTTTATTACTTGGGCGTTTTGTTTGCTGTTGCCGTGCTGAGCTTGTCCGTATTTGCAATCTACCAGGCAGTCACAGCCAAGTAATGTAATTGCTTTTGCAAGGGCGTTCCGCTAAGCGTGCTTTCAGCAAACTGCCAAGGTGTGCAGTTTCGCTTCTATTTATATGAGCGACGCGAAAGCCACTACCAATCAGTCTGCCAAGGCAATAACCAACAGCGAACTTGTCAACCACGCACTTAGCCTGCGTGGTGCTTTTTTGGAGCAGTTCCTCGACCGCGGCAAGGACATTGACAAAGAATGCGGATACCCTGAGTTTCTCACTCCTGCGCTGCTCAAGCTGCTTTATGACAGGGAAGGCATTTGCAAGCGGGTGGTGAACATCTTTCCCGATGAGTGCTGGAAGCAGGATCCTGAAATCATCGAGACGGACGATACCAAAGACACTTTGTTTGAAGCGACGCTGAATAATATCCTCAAGCAATTCCAACTGTTCAGCATCATGCAGCGTGCGGACAAGCTGAGTGGAATTGCAACATTTGGAATTATGTTGTTAGGGATTGATGACGATAAGCAACTCATTGAACCTGTGGATGGGGTACCACTGGACGGTTCTGTTCCAACCTGGCTCGCATTGAAGCCCGGGCAGAAGATGGATATGCGCAAAAAATACACGCGCAATCCCAAGCACAATTTAATCTACACTCGCGTCTTTGATGAGACTGCGGTGAGCATCAACAAATTTGAGATAGACATCAGGAGTCCTCGTTATGGGTTGCCGTTGCTCTACAATGTGAATTTTATCCAGTATGGAGTGAACACACAAATTATCCAGCCCGTAGCGCCCATGCCTACGAGCCCGACGCCTGTGCATTGGACACGCATTATCCATTTAGCGGACAACAGGGAGAGCAGTGAGGTCTATGGGGTGCCTCGCGCCTCGAGCGTGTACAACCGCCTTATCGACCTGCGCAAGGTGCTTGCAGGCAGCGGCGAGATGTTCTGGAAGGGCGGATTCCCTGGCATTAGCTTTGAGGTCAACCCTGAGCTGCAAAGCACAGCACAACTTGACCCCGAAGAGATGCGCGAGCAGTTTGAACGCTACCAACAAGGCTTGCAAAGGTATCTGGCGTTAGTAGGTGTTACAGCCAAGAGCCTCCAAGTCCAGCTTGCGGATCCTTCCAACCACTTTAAGACACACATGCAAGCGATCGGGGCCTCACTCGGGATTCCTTACCGTGTGCTTATTGGAACGGAGGAGGCAAAGCTGGCAGCGGATCAAGATGCCACTGCATGGATGGAGCGAGTAGGCAACAGGCAGACGAAATACTGCACGCCTTACATCATTGAACCTGTTATCACTCGCCTCATTTATATGGGGATCTTGCCGCCGCTGCAAGACATGCAGAAAGGCATCATTGTAAATTGGGAGGACTTGCACAGCCCGAGTGACACTGAGAAGGCGGAAGTGGCAGACACGCTCATGGACGCGCTGAACAAATACGTGACAGGCGGCTGCGATACGGTTATCCCTCCCAAAGACTTCCTTGTCATGTTTATGAACAAGACGGAAGAGGAAGCAGATGCAATCCTCGGCAACCTCAAAAAGTACTTGAGCACGAGTGCCGATCCGAATTCACAACGTGCGGCACTCAACCCCGCAGCTCCCGGAACTCCTCAGCCGCCACCCCCCGGAGGCGTGCCTATCCCGGGAGCCAAGAACGGTGAAGGCGCCTCAGTGATGGACAAGGTGAGTAATTTTCCTAACGGAGGGGATCCCAAAGATCAGGCCCGTGCAGCTCGAGGAGGAGCGTTTGGCAAAGGCGGCTTAGATCAAACCCAAGCTGCATCACCTATGAAAGCACCCAGCCTCAAAAAGCCGCAAACGATCCAGCCTGCTGCGAAGCTAAAGAGTGCGAGTGCAAAAATCCCCAGTCTCAACGAACAAGCTTTTGCAGACGGAGCCACTGCCAAGCGCACAGGCAAAGGTCCGTCTGTTCCTAAAGCATGGGTAGGAAATCGTTCGCAGTATATCCAATATAAAGCGGGCTATCGCAGTGCAGCACACAACAGGTCATGAAAAACAGATTCCATAGAAAGCCGCTTTCCTACATGGAGCGAGAAGCCGCCTGGAATGGCGGCAGTGGTAGCGGTCCCAAGTACGGGGTCCAGCTCCCCAAAGGACCTCCTGGCAGCAAGATCCAAAAAGGAAGCAAACTCAAACCAGCCCCTGCGGCCAAGGCTCCTTCCGGACAAGGAAAGAGCAGCAAGGCTAGTGGCGGGATGAAGTTTGGCAAGAAACAATCTCCGCGCGAAGTAGTTACTCCCTCCTGACATGCCAGTCGCCAAGCGAGTTGATCCCTCCCGGACGATGCTGTTGCAGACTAAGTTTGCAAACGAGCTAGCGGCACGACAAGAATGGCTCAAGGAGCAAGTAACAAAGCACATCCTCCACGAGGATAGCTACGGTCTCGGCAAGCCTGTCGCGAATGCAGACTATCAATTCCTTACCGACAGTGGTAAGTTGAAAGCTTTTAGCAGTTGGCTCCAAGATCAAATAGATGCGGGTGTGCTCATGGGAACAGGACAAACAGACGCCGCAGATCCCCTTACTATTAAATATATCCAGAGTGCCTACAAGCAGGGCGTGACGCGAGCCTACCTCGACGCGCATTCAGGGGACCTTGCGACGGATCCTGATTTCTACAATAAGAGCGCAGAAGCGTTCCTTGCGGAGTCTATGGGAAGTCCGATTGCGATTGAGCAAGTGCAGTTGCTTGCCACACGCACCTTTGAGGAAATGAAAGGTCTCACCAACACGGAAAAGACGCAGCTAAACCGCATCCTTGCAGACGGGCTCGCAAACGGCTCACACGCTGACGAAGTTGCAAGGGACATGACTGATCAGATTGACGGTTTAACCCGCACACGCGCCAACGTCATTGCAAGAACCGAGATTGTACGAGCCCATGCAGAGGGACAGCTAGACAGTTATCAAAAACTAGATCCCACAAAGCAGTTAGGAGTCGAGGCAGAATGGTCTACAGCAGATGATGATTTAGTGTGTGATGAGTGTTTTGATATGGCCGCAGACAGTCCCTACACCATTGACGAAGCTCGAGGCTTAATTCCCGCACATCCAAATTGCAGATGCAGTTGGATTCCCTATCAAGCTGACCTTGAGGAGCAGCCCACGGACAATATAAGGCGTCGTGTGTTTGATTCATTGTTCAAAGCAGAAGGACTGGCTGCATGAATACAAAAAGTTACAGCACTCGACGGATGCCCGATAACTGTGACGACGAACTGCTGGTCAATGTAGGGGATTATACGGTTAGATTTATAGATGGACAACCTCAAGGATTTCAAATCAGGATGCCTATGATTTCAGAGTTAGGTACACTGGATTACTTGCCAATTGAAGGAGCTAGGTATTCCGCTAAAGGATGGAAGTTTACAGGGACACTAGATTCGCCTACTCTAGAACCTAGTTTGGAGATCAAAGGACATTGGCACGGGCACCTCACTTCCGGTCGGTTAGTTTCTTGTTGAGTGCGATAATATACAGTGAATACCCAACAAGAAGAACACATCTTGCTTTGCCGCAGGATTGCAAGAGGAGACGTGTTGCTCTGTACCGCTATAGTGCGGGAGTTAAAGAAACGCCGTCCGCAGGATAAAATATACTTCAGCACCGACTACCCAGAGATATTTAAGAACAATCCTAATGTAGTGAGTGCCGGTCCCCTAGAACACGGACATCCAGCGCATTACGTAAATGTTAAGAACTTGGATTTTATAAGGTATGAATCTATGCAGGGATATCATCTTATAGATAGTTTCGCCTCAGGAGTGAATTTTCGCAGATACGAATGTCCGAGGATCACTGAACTTTTTCCATCCCAGGAGGACCGAGACTGGGCTGCAAAGCAACTTCCAATTGACTGTCACAAAAATGGATTTGTGGTGATTGCTCCAGGTCCTGGCTTGTGGGAAGGGCGCAATTGGGAGCCTGAGAAATGGAATGATTTGGTGAATTGGATTCAACATGAGTATGGACTACCTGTAGTTGTCGTGGGCGTGATTGAAGGCAAAACTCGCCACTTGTCGCTTCCTATAGCTGTGCGTCACGACTTCCGCGGTAGAACCTGCACATTTATGCATTTAGCGGCGTTGATAGGAGCGGCGAAGCTATTCATAGGCATAGATAGCTTTCCGTGTCATGTAGCCGGTGCAATGCGCGTTCCTCGTGTGGTTCTGTTCGGTATCACAAGCCCAGAATGTATTTTGTGCGACGCGCCTAATACGATAGCGATAAAAAGTGATGCAGCGCATCCTTTCACTGGAATCCGCCATCGCATCAAAGGAGGCATGGCAACGATTGATCTCGGATGGCCTCCTCGCAACCCGATGTCAACAATATCGGTTGAGGAAGTAGGCGTCGCTGTCTCTCAATTACTAAAATGAAATACTTACTTGGCACAGGATATCACCCCAATTCAAGAACTCCTATTCCTGCGGAGGAATTTGCGCGAGTATGGCTGAACAACCTTTCGATGAAGAAAGAGTATTATCCTTCCGCTTGTGTAGTGATGGGACACGACATCCCAATGATTTATTTCAATCGGGGATTCACTCCGGTTCCTTTGAAAGGTGATCTTGGACATATACGAGACAAGCACGAGGGCAGAAAAAACCATCACCTTGTAGGATGGACAGGGACTATGCTCGCTCTTGCTTTATTGGCATATAATTCAGAATTGGATTTCATATACAAGGAACAAGACGCCTTGTGTTTTGGAAATGCAGATGAACAGCTCTACAAAGACGTAGGAGATGGAGGCATGACCATCGGCCCTGGGTTGAATCCTCCGCATCAAAAGTTGACTTCCGCACAGTCTTTGTTTCTCGTGCGGCACTTCTACATTCCTACTTTTGTGCAGCATTACCTGTCATGCGGAGCTGATGCCTGCCACGCAGGTCAGTTTGGAGAGCAAAAGTTTACGCGGTTGTTTAATATGGATCCTAAGATGGTACGGGTGTCTGGTAAATGGATATTGGATCGCAACCGTCCCATCACTTGGGACGCTCCTGTGTGGTCTGCACAGCAATGGACCTTAGAAGAATTTAACGAAGCAAAAAAGAGGAACCTAATATGAACGAAACATTGACGTGGATCAATTTAGGATGTGGCGCAAATATATTGCCCGCGCCTTGGCAAAACCATGACCGTGATGTAGATGTCACTAAGCGTCTACCGTGGCTGGACGGAACTGTGGACTTCATCCTAATTGAACATTGCCTTGAGCACGTCACAGGCCCGGAGGGCTTTCACTTTATGCGTGAGGCTTACCGTATCCTTAAGAAAGGGGGAACGCTGCGCATTTGTGTTCCTCAGCTACGAAATCTTTCACAGGATGCTCGCGTGAGCATAATCACTTGCCACGGGCACTTGATGGTTTATTGTCCAGAGAATATGCGGCTTATGCTGTGGACAGCGGGATTTACCAATGTTCAAGTCGAAGTGCCAAGGAAGGAATGTGACGGTCATTGGAAGATTCCACAAGTGGGGTTGGAAACGGACACGCTGGAAACAATGAGGACGGAGGCAATCAAATGAGTTTCAAGTTACCTATTCATGTCCGCAACAAAATCGGTCAATATGTTATCCGAGATTACACAGCTGAACAGATATTAAAAGCAATAGGCCCGGTGTATAAATGGGAGGACGTGAAAGGAGATATGATTGAAGGAAATATCACTCCACCTTCCGATCCTGTTGAGCAGGTAAAACCAAAAGAGGAAGAGACTCCTCTAGATATTTCCAACAGCTTCCTTGTGCTGCTTGACCAGATCGAGAAACAAGCTGCCGCAGTAACGGATACCGTGCAAGCGGTAGAGGGAATAGTATCCCGTGCCCCTACCGAGGCGGAAATGGTTGCTTGTATGAGTAACTATTACGCCTTGTGGTACCAGCTCGAGGAGCCGCGGATGTTATTCCATCGCTTTGCTGCGTTCTTGCTCCACAGAAACTTTATCATTATTCCACGCCCTGTTTTAAAACCTATCTCTGATGCCCACGATAAAAGAGCAGATAATAACGCAACAACCAAAACCAATCCCGCCTGACCTTGAGGTTGTATTGGAAGAGTTAATACAAGTAAAAGCGGATAAGTTTTTTGGTAATGTGACAGTGTATATTGAGAACGGTGTGGCGTTCCGTATAGTGAAGTCTGAGAATATAATGGTTAAAGATCGCCTTCCAAAGGGATAATTTTACCAGGTGGGATTTGTTTCTTTATTGACTTCTTGGTAGGACCATCTATGTGGTAACTGTGGTTCCATAGTGGAGTGACCGTTGAACGGGCTCAAGTTTATTTGAACTTGGTCCTTACTCTCCGTCACTCATATGAAACAAAAACGCGCCAAAGGTCGGTCTGTCTTCGTTCGCAACCGCAGCGCCGCAAAGCTAATCCAGAACGAGCGCCAGGAAATCATTTTCAATCTGCGTCCGTCCAAGAATCTCGTCCGCAATGAGACACTGGAGGGCAGGAAGTTCACCGTTGTGCCGATGGTGATGATGACAGAGGGGGTTCACAGAGGGTCCAATGGATCTCTGTACTATCCCGCGGACGAGCTGAGCAAGACGCCTTGTGTCTGGAACATGAAGCCGATTGTCGTCAACCACCCTGAAGCTAACGGAGTGGGCATGAGCGCCTGTGATCCTGAGGTTGCGGAGAAGTACAAGATCGGAATGATCATGAACACGGAGTTTGATGATCTCGGCCGTCTCAAAGCAGAAGCCTGGATTGAGGCACACCGGGCCGACGAGATTGAGCCACGGATCATGGAAGCCGTGGAGAACCAAACGATGATGGAGCTTTCCACAGGTGTCTTTGTTGATAAAGACTATGTGGCAGGCGAATACGAAGGAGAAGCCTATGAAGCTATTGCGCGTAACTATCGCCCTGATCATCTCGCTGTACTACCGGACAAAAAAGGTGCCTGCGCTATCGAGGACGGCGCGGGGTTCATCCGTAACCGTGCTGACGAAGCTCCTGGACTCGTTGACGCGATTCTTGTCTATAATGCGAAGAAGCCCTCACCGAGCAAAGACGAGCCCAAAGGAGATCCCGCACAAGCCGCGAGTCAGCAAGCTGTCAAAAAAGGAGCATGGGCAGTAATCGGAGGCACCAAGAAAGCACACGAGGGCGCAGCTCAAGCACACGAGAAAGCTGCGCGGCTCTATACTAAAGCGAAGAACAAAGCTTTTGCGGACTGGCACAACCAAAAAGCCAGTGACCACAAGAACTGGGCTGACGAGGCTCCGGACGCTTCTGCAAAGCCCACGGACAACGAATTTG